AATTGTGCAATAATATCTTCATCAATCATTGTTTGTGGAGAAAAATATACCCCTAACTTAGCACTATCTAATGGAGCTTTATCAAATTGACTACGTTCAGCTCTTGTTTTAACGTCTAACGATCCGACTAGTTCATTATCTTCTAAACGAATCTTATTATCATCATATGTTCCAGCACCTAATGATATACCGTCATAATAATATGTTTCTTCAATTGAGTCATATGGGGTATTATTAGTCCAACTTGCAAATGATGCAGATATTCCAGAATTATTAGGTTCCACTCCAGTTAAACTACTAGTTGTAGCATGATTAATTTTTTGTGTTAATGGAACTCTGAAAACTAATTCATCATATGCATCTACATTTCCATCATATGCTCCTGGGGCTTTTACATGATTATCAAATGGCGAGTCTTGTAAACTAGAAGTCCACAATCTCAATTCTTGAAGTTGTCCTAATAATCGACTACCACCCGTAGTACCACCTAATGTTAATGTTCCAGTGCTAGCAAAAGAAGATACATCTGATGCTGTTACAGCTGCTATAATTTTTCCATATTTAGATTTTTTAGCTACAACTTCTAAATTAGATCCATCTTTACGTAATACTGTGCTTAACCATCCACCATCAAATAATTCAATATCTGCTGAGCTACTACCATTGATTTGTATAGTACCCATTGTACCAGAAGTATAATCTAATGTTACTGTGTTACTTCCTATAGTAAATAGGTTCATGGTACTAGGTAATAATGGATTAGTTATTACATTATCAGTACGGAATCTAAGTTCTACTGCTTCAATTGGTTGAGTATAATTAACTGTTACCGTACCAGCTGTATTTGTAATTAAGTCTAATGCATAATCAAAATTTAACTTTTCATATAATGGTGCTCTGTCTAATCTAGGACCACCATATTCATTAATAGTCATCAACGATTGTGGAATACCATAACATGACAATAATGCTTGTATACTTCGTTTAGTTCCTTTAGACTTTAATAATAATGGTAAATTATTTACAATTCGCCTCCATATGGTCGATGTTGACTTCTGCCCGGAAACTGACGGGTCACCTACTGAATTAGAACCGGTAATTGGTGTACCTGTTTCTGATACACCTAATGTGTATTCCCAAAGCTTTTGACCTTGTTGACCATTAGTTAAATTCCATCCAAATTGTTTAGCAACTGAATATAATAAATCGTCAGACATTCCTAATTTAGGATTTTCTTCACGTTTATTTATTTTAGTCATATGATTAATATATGTATATAATATATCATAATGATGACCAAGCATATTAACAAACGTAGTTAAATCAACACTATCCGATTGTAATTGAATGTGATCAGGAACTGTTCTTAATAATGAATTATCATTTAAATTGTCATATAACGAAGCAGATGCATATACCCCATCATACCAAGTTTCAAATTGACTCGACGTTACTGAATATTGTGTATATGGTACAGTAGAATTAGATTTTGGTATTGGTTGTATATAACTACCGGTAACAACTGCAACATTTGCATTAATTACTGGAATGTCATAAGTAGTTAAATTAGATGAAGATTCAAAATACAAGTAATGCTCAAAATTATCAAAACCTCCAATTAGTGATGATTTTAAATTTGCAAAATCTTGTGCATTCGTTGTAGCATTACTACCTGATATTCCAGTTAGTACTAAACTTTGTGAAGTATAATACTCAATTAATTGTAATTTATATTTAAAATTATCCAAACGCTCTGTTGCTGAACTATAAAATATAAAATTATTAAAGTCAGAATAATCAATATTCAACTTCATTCCAGACAAACTACCAGAAAAGAAACTATCAATAATTTGTTGCGATGTTGACGTAGATGATCCTAATAAGTCATTCCAATTCTGTAAACCAGTTTCTGTAGACGTATCATATGAATAATTTGCTTGCCAATTAGGACCACTTAAAACATTAAATGTTTGAGCTTCAATAATTGATTCAATATTAATATTGTCAATATAAGTTGGTTTTAATTCTTTAACTACCCAACATCTAAAATTTGTTTCAATTGATTCAGGTAATGGTTCATATAATTTGACATATAGATATTCGCCAATTACCACACTATTAACAAATTGTACACATTGATTTCTGCTAAAATTTAATAGATATGTTTGAAAATAACCAATTGGAGACGTTTGATTAACAGTTTCTATATAATTTGCAATTTGCTTTATAAAATTAGAATCATTAACATCAATTGCTTTAAGTCGTATTTCTGTACGATCAGGAGATATTTCATCAATTCGTAAATGTTGCTGATCATATCCACCTATTAAATTTTCAAAAAAGTTAACAGCTATTTTGTAATTACCATTTGTTATTTTTAAATCTTGTAATTCCTGATAAATATCTAAAACATATGGTTGTGAATCAAATCGTATTTCAGTGTTATTATCTGAATTAAAATATACTGGTGTATTTGGTAATGATTGACTTTTATGTTGTCCGCTTATCCAAACATCACCTGAATATAAATGAAACTCTACTGTTGATTGATTAACAATCGTATCATCAAAATAAACTGGGTCTACAAGATTACTATTAATATTTTGCAATTGTACAGTATCAATACGTTGTGCAGAAATAGATTTCTTTGCTAATGATATTTGTTCTATATTTTTATATTGATCTAACATTTTATTCTACTATAGTTTCATTGTTAGTTGCAGCTGTTCGTCGTACCCGTACTTGATTGCTATTATCCAATATAACAGTATCTTGATTAATACTATACACATTTTCATATAAGTTGTCTGCAGGATTCGGTATATCAACAATATCAATATCCCATGAACAATTTTCTGCTAATATCCAACTAGGATTACCAGACACATTCTTTATAGTATACACATCACCTTTAAATGTGTTATTCATATCAACTATGTATGTTAATTGCAAAAATGGGTATCCGTTATCATTAAATCCATATGGATTTGTAGTATCAGTTAATACACCACTAGGTGTTGATCCCTGCTCTTTATATATTGTAAATGGAACTGGTAATGGATTATAATTTTTTGGATTTCGTCTTGAAATCTCAGTTACAAATCCAGTACGTCCAGGAGTTGAAGATCTCCATTGAATTTGAATTGTGAATTTTAATGTCTTATTTTGTTGTTTTAATGTGTTAAACACATCTTCAGTAATGGTATAACTATTAACGTTTTCTTGAATACCACCGGTAAATTGTAATGCTTTTAAACCAGAACTTATAGTTCCGGCATTAACACCGGCATCTCCACCATCATTATAATACCAGGAGCTATCATATGAAGTATCAATTCTTTGAAGTCCAATTGGTTGACCCTTAGCATCTACAGATATTGGTATTATGTATTTTGCTGAAACATTATCAAAATCAAAGTTAACATCAATGTCAACTGGATTACTAGTAATTTGAACTGGGAAACTAAAATAATTAAAACGCGTATCCAATATGTCTAACATTGGCTTAGAATTAAAATTAAAAGAATTGGTTTCAATAACCATATAAGACCCAGACTGAACTACAATGTTTCCATTTTCATCTCTAGGAACAATATCGGTATTATTAGAAACAACTGTTAACCCATCTTTAATATATTTAGATGTTTGCTGTAATGCTATTGGGTCTAATAAATTTTCTTTTTGAACTGCCATTATCTAACTACTTTAAAATAAATTTCGTCATCGATATAATCTTCCATAAAGCCATCTTCAATTTTTAATTCTATGCGGTAATACCGTTCTGGCATAAAACTATTCATATCTACATGTATGAAATTACTTGTGCTATCGCAACTTACTTTATTATAAATATTATCAAACGGAATTATGTACTCATCTGTAGCAGCATCTCGTATTGCATAATATGTAGTAGTCGGCAAATGTTTAACTGTTTCAAGTGGGAATAAATTTGAAGGAGATTTTTGTGGAAATTTATCTCGAGCATATATTCTAATTTTAGTTATCTCAGTGTCTTTATACGACGGTTTAGTCTTGCTATAAGTCAAGTATGACTCTAAGTTAACCGACGATAATGATCCTGTTGTAAAAGTGCTATTATCCCAATACATAGTTAATCTAGGGACATATATAGTATGTGTTTCTCTACTAAAGAATTTAATAATGCCGGTCTTAGTTCCGTCGGCTTCATCTACATCTGAAAACTTGATTAAAAATCCATTATTATCTACGGACACATTACCACTTCCAGATATCCATGTTTTTACTGCACCAGTAACATCCATATTAATATCAGTTGGTCTATATGAAAAAGATTCATTTTCAGTTAATCCCGGTTGATAAAAATATGATGAGTCAAATGATGACGTATTAAATATTCCTGATCCAGATTGCCATAGCCAACTACCACCGAGACCACTACCGGATACATATAAACTAGGTGCACCGGTGTTGATAACTTGGCTACTTGATATCCAATATGAACCACTTAGTGTTTGTGAACCACTAGGAGAAAATGACCAAGATGCGTGAGGTGCAGCCCAAGATATTCCATCCATGGTCGCAACAGTGCTAGTAGAATAACCGGTACCATTAGTCCATGGTTGTCCCATTAATTTTGCATCTAAAGTGTAATCTGCAGGAAGGTTAGTTGCGTTGGTAGTAAATAATTGTAATACGAATTTACATGAATTTAAGTCTGCAGAATATTTTGTTAAAGTGTCTTGTATTTCAGACATATCAAATTTAACTGCAAATCTAGATTTAACCAATGTTTCACCATCAGTATCTAATTGTTTACCAACTTCTAATATTTCGTCTAATCCAGTATTATATGATTGAAGGCTATTTGCTTCATACATGGTAGAGTCACTATCTGCATAAAATATTCTAAACATAATTAACTTCCCGAACCTGTACTAATCATTAAATAACTACCACTTCTCCAAAGTTGACCATTTACAGACGGATCTGCTGCAGGAAGTGATGCTGTATAAATAAATGCTGTACCTTCTGATATAAATTTTGAAGTGACTTGCAAATATTGAATTGACCCAGATGTTGTAATTACATTTGATCCGCTAGTATAAGAAGAACTAATTGAATTTTCAACATATGACGCAGTTTGAGCTGTAGTAACGTAACTTGCTGTCTGTGCTGTGGTAACATATGATGCTGTACTAGCCGTACCTGTTAGTGTTCCAATTAAACTACCGGTGATATTTACCGATCCACTAAACGCAATATTTTCAACAGTATTTCCAGTTAAAACATTATATACATCAGAAACATAACTTGCTGAAATAAGGCCACCTGCCACAATACTTGTTCTATTATTCCGTATTACGCCCATTTTATATCCTTTTAGTATAAATATAAAGATATTAAGAACTTACTACTCTTCCACGAATATCTTGATTAGGATATTTTACTTCAAAAATACTAGGATCTAATGATGGATAAATTATTCCATTTTTTGTTGCTGGTGCAAGATCATATACATTTCCAGAATAACCATTATC